TTTCATTAATTATATATTAAAAGGTAAATTTTTTATTCATTCTTCACCTTATAATTCTCATTATATATTCTAATAATTTCATTAAACTCATCTAAGACACCTTCTCTAAATGTATCACCCTCATACTTTTGATTCTTAATATACCCTTTAATGAACTCTTCATATTCAAGTTGAATAGAAATTTGAAGCTCTTCTTCTGTTATTTCTTTTTCCTTTTTCTCTTTTTCTGTTTTAACAATATCATCCAAATATTCTACTGAGGCAAAATTACCAGTTTCTAATATTGTTTCTAACTTTCTTCTCATTTTTCTATTACTAACCAATAGATTATTAGATATAACAAGATCTATATAGTCTTTTGTATCTTTTAGTGAGTCTATTAACTCAATATCATCCTCGTTAACTACCTGAACTTTTCTAAAAACTGGCGAGTAGGTATTTGGATGGAATTTTATCTCACCGGTTATTAAATCAAGAACGGTAATTCCTTTTTGATCACCCATATCATTACGATCCATTTGCCATAAGCTACCTATAAATTCAAAGTTTGAGTTGAGTTGTCTTATATGCACATGACCCGAAAAAACTCTTTTATACTTGTTAAATTCATCAACATCTATTTTATCCGCATTCCTATGGGCAACTGAGTTTAAGTGCATTCTACATCCATTTAAATCACTATGACAGAATAAATAATCTCCTGGATTGGATGATATTTCCTTAATCATATCTAATCTTTTTTCAACCCAGGGCATTAAAACCAATTTTTTGTCGAAAATTTCAAGTGTATGTGTTTTCTCATAAACAAATATATTATCTGAAATGTAGGAGAACAATCTGACAGAATTTACATCATTAGAACCCTTATTAAAAAGGTCATGATTTCCAACCATAATATGTATGGGTAGTATATTACTTATTTCCTTAAGTATTTTTTCCACTTTATTAAGAGTAATTATCGGAATGCTTGTCCTGTTATCAAACAAATCCCCCAAGTGAATAAGTATATCACCTTCTCTAACATTTTCCTTTAAAAAAGGAATAACAAAATTATAAAAGGTAGATTCCATCATATTTTGCCATTTATCTAAGTTATTTAGATAAATCCCAAAATGTGTATCTGTTATCATAAAAACTCTCATATTAAATTGTATTTTTTTGTAAAATATGAGCAGGGACACTACATATCTTAATGTATAAATTATATGAATTTAGATGAAATTGTTTATACAAAAGAATTTGTCAATAAAAAACCCCAACAATGTTGGGGTTTAAACTTTTTTATATTCACTATTAATATCCTGGTACGAATGGTGGTGATATTGTAAAATTATTATCAATATACTCATCAATCCAGTAGTCACAAGCAAAGTTAGCTGATACTGGATCTAAAATACCCTGACCATTATATGCAAGTGATGGTCCAGCAACGCTCTTTAATTGGCAGTTTTGGAAAGTCACTCTTCTCAATACAAGACCTTTTTTATCGTGTTGGTTAACAATGATAGTACCAATACAATCAGCCTTATAGTGTAAGTAACCATTTTGAGAATTCCATGCTAAATCGTACCAAGCTCTTAAAGCTGCCCAAGTTTCCATAGAACCATTGTTGTTTACGTTCACGTTAAAAGTGATAGCAAAATCATCAATGTGTGTTTCTGATGGACCAGCGTTTAAGAATACACGAGAAGTGTACTTAAATCTTTGATTAGAAGTAGCAATTGCTTTATTTGTAATATTAAGGTCGATGCTTTGAGCTTGTTGTAAAAGTAAAACAGGATCTCTACCTTGTGCTTGCAAAATTGTTGGAAGAACAAATGTAATTTCAAACAAATTTAAATACACTGGTTCCTGTGGATTTGTACCAGGTCCGCCTGGACTACCTGTTACCAATAGTTGCGTAAAATGTGGAAGTGGCATAACTATTTTTTATTATTTTTTTATTTAATTGTTTAGACAATTATAAACTATATATTCAATTTATTTTTGTCCCAATTACTTTATTATATATTGATATGTAAAACTAACTTTTTTCCATTTTATCTATTTAAAAACAATAATAGGAAGCAATTATATAAGTATATATATTAAAAAAATAAGAAAAAAGACATGGCTAACAATAAAAATAATGAGATGTCCGAAGAAGATTTCCTAAGAAGACACCTTGAAGACCAAGAGAATTCTAACTTCAATCCTTCTAAAAATATGATCAATGAGATTAGTATTCCACAATCTGACTCTACAAGAACTACAGATTTACAATACTTTAGTTTTGATGTTAAAGATCTTCCTTGTGGAAAATTCTACCCATCAGGTACTATTCTCATGATTAGACCAGCTCAAGTAAAAGAAATTCAAGCATATTCTATGGTTGATGATAACAACTTTTATGATGTTGTTGAGAAAATGAATGATATGCTACAAGCATGTGTAAGAGTAAAATATCCTAATGGAAACATAGCTAGTTACTTAGATGTTAAAGACCAAGATAGATTGTATCTAATATTCACAATTAGAGAATTAACTTTCCAACAAGGAAATACTCTTGGTGTAAACGTACAAACACCATCTGGTGATATTCAAATCGAACTAGTAAGAGAGAATTTTAGATTTCATCAATTAGATCCGAAACTTGATAAATTCTTTAACAAATCAAAAAACTCTTATGTGTTTAGGACAATTAACAACAGAGAGTTTGAATTAACACCTCCAAATATTGGAATACAAAAAGCGTTTACCGACTTTATAATAAAAGAAAATAATGAAAATAGAACTCCTAATTTGGCGTTTTTAAAAATTATACCATTTATGCTAGAAGGCAGAACGTCTATAACATATGATGGAATCAAGGCAAAATTACAGGAATTTGAAAATCTTGATGATATTTCTTTTCAATTTTTGAATTCAGCAGTTAGCAAAATGACTTTCGGTATAAAAGAGTTAGTTAAAGTTGTTGACGGCCAGGAGGTCCGTGCCGAGATGCAATTTCCCAACGGAGCGTCAGGTATTTTCGTTATTCATGATGCCTTTGAGGCCTTTATTAAAGAATAAACTTCTTTTACAGAAACATTATCACGTTAATGAGTTTTGTATCGATGAATGGCCATTTTGGATGTTAGAAGAAAATATTAAAATTGTAAATGAGTTAAACGAAGAAGAAGAAAAAAATAGAAAACAAGAAGAGGAAACTCAACAGAAATCGATGCCAAACTTCAACCCAAACTCAATGATGAATAACATTGGAAATCTAACAAATAATTTAGGAAACTTTAAACCATAATAAAATCGAANNTTCGATTTTATTATGGTTTAAAATCTAAATTTTTACTTTTCCAAATCCATTTTTTATTACCAGCATTATAAACTTTTGGATATCCCAATTCTGACATAATCTCTTCCTCGGTTTTAGTTATATCATATCCCATTTTTACTAATTTCTGTTTTCTCCAATTAAATCTATGTTCCCTAATACCATCAACAACATACCAATATCCAGGTTTTGACGTATGAGAATATTCAAATTCTAAAACTTTATAAAGATCACCATTTGAAATTAAATTATCAGAATATGTTTCTATTTGAATTGGTAAATATTTACTAATAAAATATTTTATTATCTTTGAAGCACCACCAACAACATTCATATTTAATTTATTACAAAACCTAGTCAATTCATAATGTTTATCCCTTTTTCTACTCTCTTCCTTTCTCTGTAATGGTAGACGCAATTTGGAAAACGTCATCAAACTGACTAACTCATTATTACTAAATAATCCTATCCGAATAGACGACTTACAATCTCCTTGTAAATGATTATTTTCCAAAAACAACTTGGAGTCAGTATATGATATTTCTTTTATTTCACAATTTCGAGCGTATATTCTACTCTTTGTTTTATTCAACTTATTTAGAACAAAAGACTCACATATCTCCCTATTTGTAACCCAATCGTCTTCCCATATTGTAACCAATCTTATACCATTTTTACTTGATATCTCCAACTTATCTAAATGATAGTTTTCATGTTTAAATTTATCTGAATGCCACCAAATACCATTAAATTCAAATCCCAATTTTAAACTTGGTAGATAAATGTCAATCTCATAAGGACTAATAACTTCTTTACAATTCAATATGATATCATCGTTATAATTATCCTTAATAAAATTATACAGCTCAATTTGTGAGATAGAAGAGTTATCAGATATAGGAAAACAGTTTGTACAGATACTTGTCCCCCTATTCACTCTATAATAAAATTGATAGGTTAGAATATCAAAATCTTCATCACAATCATTACAATGAAAAGCTAAAGTGGTTGACATACCTCTCTTAAATTCTTTGAAAATAAATCTATTTGAATCCAATTTACTCTCTATTCGATTTTTATATGACGCATAGAAAAAATCAATTGTTTTTGAATGCACTTCTTTGTTTGACCAAGGATGGTCGACCCCATATCTTTCCAAAGATGTTCTTCTATAAGTCTCTTTATAATCGCTCGATTTAAAAGCCTCAACTCTCTTTTTAACCAATTCGATTGACTTGCTTGGATTATCAACACCAAAATTTTTCATAATTGTCTCTCTATATTTAAGTCTAATTTCTTTAGAAGACATAGGAGAATTACCACCATACTTTTCATTATTAGTTTTGATAATTTTATTCTTTATTTGTAAGGATTCACCAGGGGTTTTTGTCCCAAATTTTTCTAGAGATTTTTTTTGCTTTATCTTAATAATATCAGGATCCATACCAACACACCTATTCGAGCAGTAATTATAGTAACCTAAGGTTGAATTTTTAAATTTAACAGGGTTATTACAATTTATATTTTTACATACTGGAACAGACCTAATATCATTTAAACATAGATAGACCTTCTCCTTAAAAGCAATATCTGATATATTATTTATGACACAATAATCTATTATATATTGATATTCTTGGACATAGTTCTTTGACAAAAATGACTCCTTATACATTTTACCAGAAGGATCTTTAAATTTAAATATATCTAAATTCATGAAACATA